ATGAATTCAACAAGATCGATAATATACACTATAGCGAAGCCACTCTGTACTCTGAGATATTAGGCATTGCTGGGCGTACAGACCTAGTTGCCGAGTATATGAACAAACTATCCATTATCGACTTCAAGACTTCGAGGAAGGAAAAGACCGAAGAACAAATCATTGATTATTTCCTTCAAGGTACTGCTTATGGACTCATGTATGAGGAACTAACTGGTACACCAATAGAGCAAGTAGTAATTATAATGTCCTCAGACGGACTAAGTAGACCCCAAGTATTTGTCAAAAATATAGTTGACTATATTGATGATCTTGTTACAGTAGTTCAAGAATACAAAAAACTTGACAAGCCAAAGGCTGCGTGATATAGTATGACACTGAATTAGGAATTATGGAATGAATGCATTCAAGAAACAATCTCTATTCGACCATCAAAGCAATGTCGGCAATGCTATCCGTAATAAGTACGGCCGGCTCGCCGACTATTTTATCGTCCGCAATCGCGTTTCGGGTCATATGGACAATGAATTGTTTTTTATTGACAATACACATACCGCCGTTTTCGTTGAATTGGAGAGGTCTGTTAGGGCGGCGGTATGAAAATAAAACCGCGTAACATCATGGAGTATATTCCCGCAAGAGCCAGAGCATCTGTGGATTTATATATCTGGGACACATCTGGGTGGTCTCAGGAGAGGTGTGAGAATTTGATAAGATTTTTTCACCCGATTGTGTTTCATCCAAACAGACAATCACGAGGACAATTGTTTCACGACCTCAATATAAGAATAAAAGAATCCATTTTCCGTGAGATTGATAATGGCTAAGCACACAACTGAATATCTGGGTAGGGAAAAACCTTGGCAAGCGACCTGGCAGGCAACCGGCAACTCGTGGACGCGCCGCGTCCAGCGATGTCACGGCCGCGGTTGCGTTTCGGATGTGGTGCATGGTGAAATCTATATTTCCGCACCTAAGATGAACATTTCCGTTGCACTAGTTGCTATAGCATTGGAATATGAGGCTGCCAATGTATAACGAAAGACTCAGTCATATGGTCTTGCCATGGTATAGATTATGGTTGAGAATTCAGGACGAATCAACAACCTTTGGGGCCGCCCGAAGATTTTATGGCAATCGCAGTAGGGATCCGATTATGACGGATATATTTTACACTATTTCGGATAGACTGAAGGAAACGATGAATGAGAAATAGGCGGATAACATCCGAAATCTTATGGGGCCTGTTTAATAAATTCAGGCCCCGCGTCCTGATCGTGGGCGCCCCACCACGTGGAGCATACGAAGGTATATGGTCAAATTCAGCTGAGGTCCGTAGATTGGGCCGCAGACAGTTTTCGACCGTTGTGACCTATGTGGACTGGGAGGTCAAAAGGATATGAAACCAACCATTCGACCGCGTCTCGCATGTGGACAAATATGGTATGATTTATTTGTGTCGGTGTCGCCAAATGCGGCCGCCACACTTATTTCTCATACTACTTGGAACGGTACATTCGTGGGTAGAAAGATCAGCCGTGATCATTTCTATAATATTCTGCCCTGTATTGAATCGGAGCTGGAAAGTGTCAGCTAAACTGAGAACCGAAAATGTACAACAGCCTGGGGGTTCAATTAGTATTGATATTAGATTCCGAATGATCAAATTAATTAAGCAAGAACTCATAGTTGTCACATCATTTTCATTTTACATCCAAAATAGATTATTAGAAGAGGTTCGATATGAGTAAGAAGGATATTTTGTGCGACATTGATGGCACTCTTGCCAATCCAGAGCACAGGCTTGGATTGATCGCAACGCGCCCCAAGAACTGGAAGGGGTTCTTTGATGCATCTATCAATGATCCGGTGTATGAAGATATTGCCTGGCTTGTAAGATCATTACATAACCTAGGCAACAACATTCTGATTGTGACGGCAAGGCCTGAGAACAATCGAGAGATTACCGAGAAATGGTTGCACACCAAGGCCGGCCTTGAGGGGTTCTATAAGAAAATGTATATGCGCGAGGCCGGAGACTATCGTGATGACAGTATTGTGAAGGAAGAAATTCTTGCACAGATTAGAGCAGATGGATACAATCCATATATGGTCTTGGATGACCGTGACAGAGTTTGCGCAATGTGGCGTAAGCTTGGAATTAGATGCTTACAGGTGAAGCCAGGAGATTTTTGATATGTTGTTTCCTAAGATTGACAATATTGATATGGTTAGGGAGGCCATCAAGGGACGGCCGGAATTCTCAGAGTCCGACAAGGGCAACTATATCGTATTCAACTATCATGTTGCAATGCCGGACTCCTTTGATTGTCCAATTCGACGCGAGTGCCGAGGATTGATTTTCTCAAAGGACGGCCGTCTCATGTCTCGGCCATACCATAAGTTTTTCAACATGAATGAAAAGCCAGAGACCCAGTCAGGTTCAATCGATTGGTCTCAGGAGCACAACATTCTTCATAAGTTGGATGGTTCAATGATCCGTCCCCTTGTGTTTGGTGATAATGTTCGATGGGCAACCAAGATGGGCATCACTGATGTTGCCATGCTGGCGGAATCGTATGCATATAGGAACCCATCATACAATGCCTTGGCAAAGTTGTGTGACTCAATCAATGTTACACCTATCTTTGAGTTTGTATCCCCTGCCAATCGGATTGTGTTGTCATATCCACAAGAGAACATGATTTTGACTGCAATTCGGAACAATCTGACAGGTGAATATGCGACATATGACAAATTATCGTCTATTGGAACCCAGTATCAGATTCCGGTAGTATTGCACTATCATAACCCAATTGACGACCTGAAACAACAGGTTGACATTGAGGGTGTGGTGGTTCGCTTTGAGTCTGGATTTATGGTGAAGGTGAAGACCGACTGGTATGTTGCAATTCATAAGGCTAGGGAGAACATTCTTCATGAGAAGAACGTGGTTCGACTTATTCTTGAGGAGAAGCTGGACGACATTCTTCCTGATTTGCCTAAGTCAGATGTTGATAAGCTGGAGAGGTATATGATCAACCTCAATATGTCCATTATTGGTCATACTGAGAACATCACTGGCATCCTTGAGAGGACCAGGGACTCTGGTATGTCCAAGAAGGACTTTGCTATCAATATTGCCAACACTCTGAACCAGTTTGATCGCATCACATGTTTCGCATGCTGGGATGGTAAAGATGTTCGAACGGAAATCATAAATAATATACTAAGGAAGACTGGTTCCCAGACTTCCATTGATTCCATTCGCGATATCATTGGTACCGAATGGAACTAATCTCAGGAGGGTAAAATGCGTATCTTAGCGTTACTGGAAAAGGTAGCAGAAGCTGGAATAGGTCTGTGGTCGTTGCGTTCCTATAGTCTCGATCTAAGGGACGCTTCCACAGGAAAGAAGTTGACAATCGACACAACTTCGATTAAAATAAACGAAGAAACTAAGACAGTGAGGATAAAGGTAAGCACCTAAAGATGAAATGGGTAAGAGAAAAGGTAATGGACGATGTTAGACTTCCTTTAGTCTTCATTAAGTTTCCGGAAGATGATGATGGAAAATATAGTATATGGGAAAATACATGGTCATTCATGGATAAAAATCTTCCGTTGTTTGATGTTTCCAACGATATCGCGGCGGCGCTGGTAGATGTCGATTACTGAAACAACCATTATAAGCTCGTCGCGACAAACGATTACTAATAATGGTATTAGGCGCCTTTGTCTAAAGTATTGTGCTCCGAGCTCATTGCCACGTATGGGTGTGTATATACTGACAGCACTAGACAAGGAAATAAAATGAAATCTCTGAGACACCACATACATGACATGAGCCATAACAGATTGCATATGCGTAATGAGCGTAAGGAGGTTGCAAATATAAGAGCATTTACAATCCGCCAATTGCGTGGCAGTCATTTCGTGACCAGAGCATTTAATGTCCTCATAAGCGACTCCTTGGACGACTCCTTGGAAAAGGAATTAAATCATGACGACTAAGACTTTTTATATGCTTTGTGGACTGCCTGCTGTTGGCAAGTCCACATATATTTCCGACATGGTGGACAAGTACTTGATTCCATCCTTCCATGTGATCTCGACCGACGACCTGTTTGAGAACATTGCCGGGTTCTATGGAATGACCTATAATGAGGTCTGGGCTCTTGGTATTTACGATGAGGTAGAGAGAATTACCCATACCATCGCGAAAAAGGCGTTCCAAACCGGACATTCCGCCATTTTTTGGGATCAGACCAATCTAACACCCAGGTCAAGACAGAAAAAACTTGCAATGGTGCCAGAAGACTATTACAAGATTTGTGTTTGTCTGGGAGTGCCTGATGACTGGGAAGATCGTCTCGCATCGCGTCCTGGCAAAACTCTTCCTGACTCTGTGTTGAGAAACATGGAAAAGACGTTTGTTCTGCCAAATGTGGACGAGGGTTTTGATGAGGTTCGGTTTGTGAACTTCCCTAGGGTTGAGATATGATTTATCTATAAAACTTAACATATGTCCTCCAGATGAGGCATTTATGTGAATTTTTCTCTTGACATTGTGGTGCCACTGTGATATAAATATACCTACATCGTTGAAGTTATCGACGATTGGTCTGGACAGCGGGGCAGTACCGCTCGTCTCCACCATAACTAAACTGGGGCTGTTGTGTAGAGGAATTCATTCCTTCAAGAGATAATTTCAAAGAACAACGGGGTAAGTGCTTAATTGATTGCCTAGTTTAGTTATGATGGGGACGAAATTTAGGATCGACAGGCTAAGCAGAAGTAATGGAGATGTCCCGAGGCAAGTCTGGGTTAACGACAAGAACAACGTAAATGCTACGTATAAAGCATCTAATGACAACACTCCTTATGAGGCAATGAAAGTTGCTGCCTAAGAAGTAGTCATTCGGGGTATGGACTCCACCCTGTCAAATAACGGGTCCTTTTATCTTTTTTGGTATTCCTTTTGTTCCTAGAGATTTACATTTATTGGAACAATAGAGTTTATATTTGTGAGGGGTGCCACAGATAGTGCAGTTTTTCAATTTTGCTCTTTTTCCTTTATATATTTGAACACCTTTTTTGCCTTTATTCCAAGGCACATATCCTTTTTTTGGCATCGCTCAATTTTTGTCTTAATTCGGATGAAGGATTTAAACAACCACCAAAACCCCCTTCATGCAGATTATATCCATTTGGTGCTTTAGTATTGAGGGTTTGTATCCAGAAAATTTCTCTTTTGGAAATATTGTCACTATTACATTCTTCCAATAAGTCTATGGTAAAATTTTCTTTACCATATTTTCGTATTGAACGGTGTAAATATGTGTCGTATAGATTTCTGTTTGCTTCCGAAATATGCGATTTAAATCGTCTTTGAATCGATCTTTTTGTCTGACCGACATATAATTTTTGGGTTATGATATTTGTGATCTTATAAATAAACATGTGCTGATACCTCCACAAAGGTGTTAGAGTGGATGGATGTTTGCCCATCGCGATCCACATTTATTTATACAATAAGCGGCTTGACAGATGAACAAAAAGTTGCTATAGTTACAATATGGGTTCGGTCGGGGACCTAGAAACAGAATTACCGGTCTAGAGGTTTCTGGTGGTTTTCCTCAATCAAAGAAAAACCACCATTTTCTTTTATCGTCCAGGAGGCACCATACGAAAGAAATGGAAAACACAATTCGTAAGCACAAGCATGTAATAGTCCGCGCATATGTTTCCAGTCCACCTAAGTGTGAAGATAATCTTTCGGAATGGTGTAAAGACGTAATCTCTAAGGTAGGTATGAAGGTACTTGGAGGTCCATTGGTTGTGGCCTCTGATATGGTGGGCAATGCAGGTCTGACGGCTGTTGCTGTTCTGGACTTCTCTCACCTGGCCATTCATTCCTGGGATGAGATTTCTCCTGCCCTAATCGAATTCGACTTGTTTTCCTGCAAGGACTTCAATCTAACAATTGTCCTGGATAAACTGCGCGAATTCGGTCTGGTGTCTTATACCATCGTGGAAATTGACCGCGATGAGCTGGAGTACGCACAGAAGGCAGCATAATGAACAGTGAAGATTTTATTATGGCAATTGAAGGAATGGTATCCAGTAAGGGTGTATCTTACATGGATGCCATTCTTTTGTATTGTGAGGAGAATGAACTTGAGATTGAGTTAGCAGCAAAGTTAGTGACGGGCAGTCTTAAGGCCAAACTCAAATCAGAGGCCGAAGAACTACATTTTCTACCCAAACCCGAAGTGACAAAACTACCATTTTGCTAGGTGATGTATTATGAACATTTATGGTGAATTTACTGATGAAGAAATTGGTGTAATCAAAACGTTTAAAGGTTTTCTGGAAAACCAGCTATTCATTAATGCTCCAAGCGGACTCTCATTAACAGCATTCAAGGCGGCCGTTTCAAGATTCGCAACTGAGTTTAAAGGTATGCCCGTTCCAGGCCAGCCTGTACTTGCTGGTGGTTTTCTGGCGCGTCTCCTTTATTGCTGCAACAAGAAGCGATCTGGTGATTTGATGACTGAGGAATATCAATATCTCACCGGTGGTGATATGGATATTTTTATCAATGGTTTGGCCCTCAATAGTGCAACACCGGATTCTGACCGAGTATTAATTCTAAATCGATTCTATTACATGTTTCAACGCACTTTTGAGTTCAAGTCAACTAGTCCCACTGACCCTTATAAGGTGAGAAACCCGAATATAATTGAAATAGGTATAAATAGTGAAGATATTCCATATTCAATGCCGGCCATGGGGGATTCTCAAGGTAGGTTTCGCACGACATTCCGTTTTCCAAAATATAAGGGTATTCAAGTAGTATTTACCAAATATGTCGACCGTGATGCCTGTATTGGACATTTTGATTATGAACATCTCAAAATATCATATTGTTTGCTGACCAATGCATTGAAGATTTCACCTCTGGCATTCAGGTGCGCGACTCGCAAACTACTGATGACCACTCAAAATCAGGTACCATCCGAATGGCGCCATAAAAAGTTCTTAGATATGGGTTTTACAGAAAATGATCTCCAGCCTAAGTTGCTATAAAAAATACATAGCTCTAATGAGGCATTTCAAAAGCCAGAGCTATGATTATTTTAAATACCATGGTAAGATCAAGGCGTCGTCCGAGTCATTTGAGAGACGCAAAGACAAATACAAGTATGCCAAATTGGCAAAGATGGTCGACGAGGAAAACCTGGAAGACTTCATCATTGCCAATATTCTTGCTGGTAAAACATGGATTGGCGACTTTCTGAACGATGAGGCTGTTTCAAACTATAGGCAATACAAAAAGCGCAAAGAGTCAATTGTCTATACCTTTGAGAATGAACTGTCCAAGTTATTCTCTTCAGGCAATCCAAAGGACCTTTTCACGGTGCCTAAAGATAGTTATCCCAAATTGCTATGGGCAATACCCGATGAGGTCTCAATATTGACAGCAACCATATTGAGTGATTTAATACCTTTTGTTTCTGAGTGGGATAAAAAGATTGATCCCAAGAATGATATTGTTTGGTCTCCTGTTCGAACAGATATCATAAAACTCAAACCATTTTTACGCTTTGATAGGCGCAAAATAAAGGAGGTCCTATGCCGCATGATAGAGCAGAACGGAGAAGGAGAGGCCGTCTCCAATATCAAAGAGCACTCAAAATAGCCAAGGACAAATGGCCTGCAATGGATGAGAAATGGTTGGAGGAATGGGCCAGAAAACATGCCGATAATCTGCAATCCTGCTCATGTCACATGTGCTGCAATCCTAGGCGCCTAGGACAGAAAACCAAGCAGGAACTAATAGCAGAGTTGAGAGAAAATGAATCATATTAGTAGCGAAATTTATAGAATCAAAAGCATTACCTTACATGAAGTTATCGGCATTTGTACAAGGGATATGATTGCGGATGCCAAGTTGAATGTGCCTCTTTTATATATTTATGATGCTGTTACTTTAATTATGAGGAATCTAAAGGATGAGTAATATAACTCACAAAATACAAAATCACAATCTCAATATATGTCATATTGCAGTAAGACGGAACATGTTGTATGGCGTGTGGACAGAATCGGTATCAAGTATGGCCACGGTATCCACATCCAGAAAAAACAGCATTGTAATAGAAATTCATCGCATACTAAATAACTATTGACACGGGGAGATTCCTGTGTTAATATAACCAAGTACATTATGATTTGGTGGACAAGCAAAATACAACCAATACGGAGAATACATATGTCATTCGCAACATTAAAAAAGCAATCAAGCTCAAATATTGAACGCCTGCGCCAAGCAATGGCCAAAGCTACGGAAGAAAAGGGATCCGATGGTGATCCACGTTTTTGGTATCCGGATGTCGATAAGGCCGGTAATGGTCAGGCTATCATCAGATTCCTTCCATGTCCTCCAATGGATGATAATGGTGAGGGTCTGCCCTGGGCTAAAATCTTCAAGCATCGGTTCAAAGGACCTAGCGGTAAGTGGTATTCTGAAAACTCATTGACAACCCTTGGACAAAAGGATCCTGTCAGTGAATACAATACCATGCTATGGAATACCGGCGGTGAGGATTCTTCAGAGAGAAAGCAGGCACGCGAGCAAAAGCGTCAGCTGACATATATTTCCAATATCTATGTCATCTCTGATCCGAAGAACCCGGAGAATGAAGGTAAGGTATTTCTTTTCAGATATGGTAAGAAAATCTATGATAAAATTCATCTCCTTATGCACCCTGAGTTTGAAGATGATACTCCAGTCAATCCTTTTGACTTGTGGCAAGGTGCGAACCTTCGCCTAAAGATCAGAAATTTGGATGGTTATAGAAACTATGACCAGTCGGTATTCGAGCAACCGAAGCCACTTAAGAGCAATGATAAGGAATTGGAAGCGATTTACAACAGTGAATATTCCCTTAAGGAGTTTACTGATGCTAAGAACTTCAAGACTTATGATGAACTCAAGACAAAGCTTAATGATGTTCTGGAGTTGGATGCGCCTACTAGGCCTTCAGCACTAAGCACCGCCAAGAAGGCTGCGGCAGTTAAAGCACAAACGAAGGCGGAAGATGAAGACGAATCACCTTTCGTTGAGGATGATGATGACCTAGCAGACTTTAGGGCTATGGCAAGAGGATGAGAGTCCTAATTTGTGGGGGACGAGACTTCGCTGATTTTGAGTCCCTTTACAATAAACTTGAAACATTTCACACCTCGGAGGGTAAAATCTCCGAGGTGTGTCATGGTGGTGCTGCCGGTGCCGATACGGCCGCTGGCCTCTGGGCCAAAGACGAGAACATTCCAATAAAGGTATACAAGGCCAATTGGAAGAAACACGGCAAGGCCGCAGGACCAATACGTAATCAGCAAATGTTAGATGAATTCAAACCAGATGCCGTCATAGCATTTGCTGGCGGTAAAGGCACGGCAGATATGATACGCCGAGCAGAACTAAATGGTGTGAAGGTCTATAGAATGTTTTAGGCCTGCCTAAGATTGTAATTGTTAACTGAAAAATGATTATCGTCCTCTTTCAGTTTAGTTGCTTGCATGTATGCTCTATAAGCACTGGCTGATGGAAACATATCATTTGATGTTTGAATCATACCTGTAGTAAGAGACCCAGTGGGTTTAACTTCTTGGTTTGTGCTACCTCCTCCTGATGCGCCAGCACCAGTTTCAGGTGTTTCTTCTCTAGGAGATGCATCACCTTTTGGTTGTCCCTCTTGTCCATATCTAGGAACAGCATTCGATGCTGGAGACCTTGGAACGGCAGAAACACTTGGGGACGCAGAAGGTGGTGATCCGGCAGACGGCGCGTTTTGTGTGGGTGATGCTGCCGGCGCTCTTGTTTCGTTCGCGCCCTGGCTAGAATTAGGTGTGGGTGTTGTTATTGTTCCCGGTGCTACTGGTGTTGGACTGTCGGAAACAGATGATGGAGCAGTAGTAGGACCGGCGGCCGCCGATTGAGGCGATTCTTTCTTGGCCTTGGCGGCTGCCACAGCCGCTTCTTTTCCTTTTCTCCATTCCGCCAATGGATCAACACCTTTTTCGGCGTTTCTTTGCCTGGCTTGAAGTCCGGCGAGCGCAGCTTCTCTAACTTCTTTGGAACTGCTCCATGGTATAGTTGCTTTTCCGCCCTTTTGTGGTGGTCCGCCTATGTGAATTCTGGAACCACCCATATACGATGTATATGGAGAAAATCCACCAACACCAGCACCAGGAACAACTTCATAAATATGCTTGGTCACGTTGGCAATTATTTCTCTATCCTTAGGATTATTCGAATCTAATTTTCTTCTTTCCCCATTACTATTAATAACGTATACATCACCATCAGCTGCATTGCCATGATCATGTCTGGGTGATCCGACTCTTGGCCCTTTGCCGCGTTCATCTTGTCCACCAGATACTACATGAAATTCTAGCTTACCGCCAGCTATACCTTCTGATTTTTCTAGAGCATAATTTATTGCTTCTTTTAAGTCCTTGTCAATAGGCTTTTTTCTAACTTCAGCCTCTTTCTCTTGCTTTTCAATAACTCTGTCGGATGGATCAGGCATTTTAACTCCGGGGGTAAGAGTGCCCGCATCAATTTCTCTTGCAACTTTATCTTGATTTTTTGCCCAAATTTCATTGAATTTATCTGGGCCACCCAATTGACCTAGACCAGCAATAAATCTTTCTTGCTCTGCTCTAGACAATTCATTCCATTTATCCAAAAA